TTTTGATTTATAGACAATGGTTCGATTGTGTTGTAGAGTTTGACTTTTATGGAAGAACTGATACAGAAACTAGGAAGTTACAAGCTAGATTTGAATCATTACTTAGTATATATACTGGATACTTAAAACGTAAAGGAGTTAGTGAGATAATGTTTTTAAAAGAAGTCTCAGCTAGAAATTCTTTAAACTTTACGGAACAAGTTAATATGAAATGCTTAATGTATTTCGTAAGATTAGAAAGAATCACACCAATAAGACAAAGCTTAATCAATAAGATTAATGCAGGTATTGGAATTAAAGCTATCGACAGCGAAAAAATAAAAATAGTTGTTGAAGCAAATAACAAATCCGTTGATAATCAAGCACTCCCAGAAGCTGAAATAGAATTCGATTTCTTTAATCAGGATACAGGAGTTGATTATAAAGATATTTAATTTATTTAAATATAGCAAAATTTAAAGGAGGATACCAAAATGGCTATTACGAACTTATATTCAAATTTGCCAGGACATCTTGTAGAATTTAAAGATGGTGGAATGCAATTGAGAAGTACTGCAGTTACAGGCAATTCAAAAAGCTTACTTATTTTAGGTACAGCAATTGATGGCCCAGTTAATGAACCTGTTGCAATTGATGCAGAAAATGTTCATAAATTATTCGGTAACGACATTGACGACTCAGGTGTTCCTAACGGCACAACCTTAACTAAATACGCAAGACAAGCGTACAAAGCAGGGTTCAATGATATCAGATGTATGAGAGTAACTGGTTCTGTTGCTCAGGCTGTTATTTCTAAAACAGCAGAGACTTCAAGTGAATTAGTGAAATTAGTTTCATCTTTTATTGCAGATGGAAATAAAGCTTACCAAGCTACACTTCCTTTCCCAGGTACAATTCCTGCTGGACAATATCCTGCAATCAAACAACAAGATGTTGTTATTACGCATCCAATCGTTACAACTGGTATTGCTAATACTTTTACTTTACCTAATAAGTTAACTGTTTTAGCAGACCAAGTTCCAGCTAGAGGAGATATTACTGTTAACTATAAAACTCAGTTAGTTGATACAACAAACGTATTAACTGCAGCAGGTGCTAAGGTTACAAGTAATAGTGCAGTAAATGGTAGTGGAGATAACATTATCGAAGTTACTGTACCAGCTGCTTCTTTAGTAAATGTATACCAATTCAATATGGATGGACTTACACCAGGAGTTGCTACAGAAGATAATCATTCTGTTCCAACAGATGCTAATTTACATGCTGTAACTGATAAAGTAGGAGCTACAATCTACCAATCAATCGAAGCAATCAATGCAAGTGCTGCATCTGTTGTAATTACTTCTATTGTTGAACAATCAGATGGAGATTATGTAATCTCATTTGTTGACACTGGTTCAGCAGGTACTCCTACATACGCAATCAATGATGCGTTTACAGTAAAATATGTAGGATATACTTCTGTAGATGGTACAGTAACAATTACTCAGAGTAATTTATATACTCCACAGTACATTGTTGTTGATACTACAAAAGTTCCAGTATTAACTGAAGAAGTTTACTTATATGATGCAACTGGAAACAATCTTGTTTCTAAAATGAGTGATGCTACTGGAGTTATTGTTTATGATACAGTTAGTGACAGATTTGTTGTTGACTTATCAAAAGTTCCAAACACAATTCCATTGGGCTATATCACTACAAATGCAACATTAAAACTCTCTTACAGTTATGAAGTTACTGAAACTCAGGAAGAAAGTATCATCATCAAGAGTTTGTATGGTGGCTCAGTATACAATCAAGGTTCTGTAACAGTAGACTTAATTGTAGACTCTAATGGAAACCAAGGTCGTTTATTTACTTTGAACAAACCAGCTTCTAAGAAATATACAACCACTGAAGCTCCATTAACTTTCAAATCTTTTGATTATCCTACATTCGGTGCATTAAGAGATGCTATCGCAGCAGCTTCATTAAACAATGTATTCGAAGCAGTAACAGATTATGAAGACGCTTTAACAAAAGACGTTCCAATCAATACTGTTACAAATTCTTCTTCTTTTGCCTTAACAGGTGGTAGTGATGGAGTTAATCCTACAAATGACGAAATGTTCGTTGCATTATCAGGAAGAAGAGATGCAAGTGGTAACTTACTTGAAAGAGGAGCTTACCAAATCTTAGAGAACTATCATGTTGATTACATTTATGTAGCTGGCGTGTATGCAGATTCTAAGGTAAGTGCATCTGTTTCAGCAAACACTTTCCATTATGAATTAGCTTTGTTATGTGCAGTATTAACTTACAGAACAAAGATGACTCATGGATTTATTGATATGAAACCTAATACTAATACAACTCTTGTAGGTATTCAGGCATATGTTGATAAGTTGTTAGAGTATGAGAACATTCATTATATGAAAGACTCTGAAGGGTCTGTAATCTATGATGAAGATGGAAATCCAATGGATATCGGTTGGTACACATCAGCTGTTGTTGGTCCAGAACCAGTTTGTACATCAAGTACTTTAGGTACTTACTACGGTTCTTCTGCTATCGCTTATGCAGCATTAAATGCAAGTTTAAGTGCACAGTCAGCACCAACAAATAAAAAATTACCAGGATGTACAGGAATGAGATTCAAGTTCTCTAATAAACAGTTGAATGACTTAACTGGAAACAGATTTGTAACATTCAAACTTAAGAATGAGGGTACTACTACAGCAACTAAGATTCCTTACGTTGTTGATGGATGTACATGTGGAGCTTCCACTTCTGATTACAAACGCCTTACTACTGTAAAAGTTGTAACACAAGTAATTGATGAAGTTCGTGAAGTAGCAGACCCATTCATTGGAGAACCAAACACTGTTGAGCAAAGAAATGCATTAGCAGCACTTATCTCTAAAAGGCTTTCAGTTCTTAAAGAGAATGGCGTAATTCAGTATTCTGAATTTGAAATTGCAGCAACAACCACTCAAGTATTAGAAGGCGAATGCTCAATCGCATTAACACTTGTACCACCTCAGGAATTGAGAAAGATTACAACTGTTGTAGCACTTAGAGCTACTGCCTAAGTAAAATAAATATATCTTCCCGACATATATGTCGGGAAGATATAAATCATAAAGGAGGAAAACGCAATGGCAAGTCCAACAATTCAAACTTTGACAAGCTTTTCCGGTGCGGATTTAGTAGCAACTTTTGCTAATAAGGTTATCGGTGAATTACAACAAATTTCATGGGCTGTACAAAGAGATAAAGCCCCAGTGTTTACTATGGGTTCTCCTGACGCTCGTTCTTTTAGTCGTGGTAAACGTGGTATTGCAGGTTCTATGGTATTTGCAGTATTCGACCATGATTCATTAGTAGAGGCTTTACAGTCAGTATGGAATCAAATTGCTCCAGCTGCTATGTTTACAGCTGCTGGTAATATCGGTGCTTCTAGATATTCAGAGAATTTCCAGAATGCATTAGATATGATTAAATGGAACAATGTTGTTTCAGGTGCTGCTTTAGAAGGAGACAATAGAGGTGGTTACGGATTCAGTTATGGAGCTGACGTATCAGGTGATTACACTAATGATATTGATGCACAAGTTGCTGCAGGAAGTAACAATACTCCAAGCTTTAAAGATAATGGTTTTGTTAATCAGGACCCTGGTGCTTGGACAGACTCTTCTACAAACATTAATGTTCCAGCTGGATTTACACCAATCCGTGGTGAAAACGTAGTGTATGCAGATACATTACCACCATTCGATATCACACTTACATTTGCTTCTGAATACGGTAATACTGCATTCCAGAAAATCTATGATGTTGATATCTTAAATGAATCTTCCGGAGCTTCTGTTGATACAGTTGTAATGGCTAGACAGGTAACATGGATTGCACGTAGATTAAGTCCACTTATTCGTGGAGTATACCAGCGTGAAGCAGGTGGTATCATCAATCCTAAGGATGTAACAGATACCAACTAATATATGTTATATAGGTTTATTTAGCCATTAACTATATAAAACATAGGTCAGGTATTTTATATACTTGGCTTATGTTTTTTTATGTGCTATAATCATAGCAAAAGATACCAGGAGGCGGAAATATGAGTCAAGATTATAATTTAATTTCTAATTTCTACAAATCTTTTTCTGGTACTGATACTTTAGTGTTTATATTAATGCCCGGAAGTAGCCCAGTTATTCTTGGCTCTATTACGACTGTATCTTATTCAATGTTTAGAACTAAACAACCTGTTATTAATCTAGGACGAACAAATATAAATGGATTAACAAGAGGTGC